TCTACATTAAGTAAGGTTTCTCTTAGACCTAGGTATTACTACCTATTTTAAAGGACCTTGTTTGGTGTGGAACCGTTGCTGGAGTGTATATACCGGCCTCTCTCGAAGATTATCCCTGTGAGGAGATATAACTGTCAGGACTACTGTTCTGGATAAGATGTGAATCAAATCATAAACAGCAGAGAAAATCCTAGAGAAGGTCCATGAAGATGGACCCCAAATGCCATGTATGAGGAAGGTACACCCGTAAGGGTTGTCCCGTACTCATGTGGAAAATGACAGGAACTCTAGCTAAGTCCAGTTTTTACACTGAATAACTAAAGCCTCAACCTTATTAAACTTAACATGACAAAACAAAATTTATTTAAAAACAAATTATTGCTTTTCCGTGCTAAATCCGTTCGGGTTGAGAAGCTGCTACCTGTGTCTGAAATCAGACGGGCCCTTCCTATTAATTTGAAAAAGATTGTTATCTTATCAATGAATAGATCGGGTTCCATAAAAGAACGAATAAGAATTGCATTCAATTTCTTTTCCTTCGTTATTAAAATGAATCGTAACCATGGATCTGTCTTTACAGTCAAATGACTGAAAGCCAACCAGGTTGCTCTTCAAAAATACTTAGGATCAGATAGATTGAATTCTCTGCGTACCCTGGAACCAAACATACCACTACCAAGACTGATTAACGGATGTCCTGCGATTATAAATCGTAGTGACCGCCTTTTAATACGTCAAGGTAGTACTAGTTTGATGAGATTCTGATTATCTTTATTCGGATCTTATAGAGTCATGTCAATTATAGGTAAAACTAAAATTAACAGTATCTATGATCCTTTTAAAGGTTCATCAGAGGTTCTTCTTGACCTTAATACTTATGCTTTGGCGGGTTCTTTCTTTAGTAGACTGAACCTTTCAAAGCTAAAGTTATTATTAGCTCCACGAACTTTTGTTTTATCTCACAAATCATCTCCTAGTAACTCTATGAGTTACCAAGGTCTGTTAACAGATTATTATCTTTTAACAGAAGGGAATGATAGTCAGAGAGCGATCTATAAGAATATCCAGAATTATCTGGGTGTTTTAAAAGGTCACAATCTGGCAAGGTGAAACTCACTTATTAGTGGTCTTCAATCCATCGTAGATCAACTTAATTATTCAGATTTGAATTTTAAGAAGTCTGCCTGGAAAGAAAATTCTCTCTCTCAATTCGCAATTAAAGAAGAAGCTGCTGGAAAAGTAAGGGTATTTGCCCTTATTGATTCAATCAGCCAATCCGTATTGCGTCCTTTACATGATTACCTTTTCAGTGTTCTAAAAGTCATTCCAAATGACGGAACATTTGATCAGGATAAAAGTGTAGAGAGGAGTAAAGAGAAAGCTAAACTTTATAATTGTGCTTATAGTTTTGATTTATCTTCTGCTACAGATAGACTTCCTAGATCCTTAACAGGATCAATT